AAGAACCTCATCAATTATTGGTGGGGTTTTTTCTTTACGCTACAATGAAACTAAATTACTTTATAGATCGTGGCAGCAACTATAGACGCAACAATAAAAGGAGCTAATGCTAACAGCTATGCCACATTAGCTGAAGCAAACGCATATTTTGAGACTTCTCCCAGTTCTACACAATGGGATAATAAACAGGATGATAAGAAAAACCGAGCTTTGATAGCTGCTACAAGATGGATTGATACTTTAGTTTTTTATGGCGATAGATGTGATGATGGACAGGCATTAAAATTTCCAAGAAATAATTATCAGGTAGATGGTGTTGAACTAGCTTGTTCTAAAATCCCAAATGGTATCAAGTATGCACAATATGAATTAGCCAGAGCTTTAGCAAACGATACAGATGCAATAACAGGAACTACAGGAAAAGACGGAAACTTTGAAGAAGTAAAACTAGGTGATATTCAAGTAAAATACAATACCGCAAGTCAAGGTACAGGATCAGTAAACAATATTCTTGATGTTTACCCGTGGCTACAAAGTTACCTTGGAGCATATATGCTAGGTGGAGCAGGAAGTTTTCAACTAAGGGCGGTTAGAGGATAATGGCAGGACAACTAGACACAGCACTAAAACAGATTGCAAAACAGGTGGTGTCTCAATTAGGAGACTCATTAGACACAACAATTATTTACACTAGAAAAGCATCTGCTTCTTACAACACATCTACTGGTGCAATAACTACCAGCGACACAAGTTACACAATTAAAGTTCCCGTAGAGTTTATACAATCCAGTGAGGAAACAGGATTTCAAGAAAATATAGCTCGTATCTATATAACACCTGATCTTATAGGTGACAGTCAACCGCTATTATCAGATGAGATTACCCTCACATTTTCTGGATCTACCAGAGTTTCAAAGATTACTGATGTAAGAACTTTGCGTGGCGGTCAGGAATACCTATTCAGAGTTGACGTTATCTTCTAATGACTTTAGTAAACGCAAGAGCAGCATTTGAAACCGCAATTAAAAATGCAGTAACAACTGCTGACAACACAGTAACAGTTGTCTTTGACAATATGCCTTTTACAACTCCAGGTAAAAATAAAAAATATGTAATGGTAAGCCTTAATTTTGCACAGGCAACTACACAAACTCATGGTGCAGCCCAAGATTACTATGCTGGTTCTATTAGATGTGGCATTATGACACCACCAAACAAAGGAAGTGCAGCAGCATCGGCTATAGCTGAATCAGTAATTGATGGATTGATTTCAGTAAACGCTCCTGGATATTCAGATACATTTTCAGTAAGTCCAAGAGTATCTCAAGTAGAAGGACCAACTGCTGTAACAGTAGAAGGAGATAGCCATTTTCTATCTGTCATTAGTTGCGACTTTAGTGCCAATGCCTAGCCGAAAACCAATTTCAAAACTGACCACTGATTTACGAAAGGTAATTTTAAAGGGCAGAAAACAATTAGCAAAAGACATAGTTTACTCTCTAACCGAAGATGGTCCTTGGTGGACAGGAACATTCGGTGAAAACTGGGTAGTAGCTAAAACTCCTGTAAAGCCTACACGAAAAAGAAGGCCAAATTATCCTTACTTTATGATTCCTGCTAGAACAGGTAGAGCATTTAAAAATGCAAGAGTGCCTACAGCAAAAATGGGTCAAGATTTATATGTAGGTAACAGGACTAAGTATGCTGGTTTTGCAATAAACGCTCCAGGTCAAACACTGCCTAACCTTAAAAATAAACAGGTTACATACGCAGAACACTCAAAAGAACACAAAATAACAGCTACATCTGTAAATTGGTACAACGTATATACATTGGGTGGGCTTATCAACAAAGATATAGACAAAGCATTTAAAAAAGTTGGTTTTAAATAATAAAGTAGTAGTATAGTATAAGAATACACTATTCAACTTTATGGCATCAGAAAGAGCAATCGACAAGCTAAAGCAAGCATTTAGCATTGGAAGTAAAAGTAGTTACCCTATTTATAAGGATGGTGTACTAATTTTAAAAGTGTACTGGACACCATTAACCATTGCTGATCGAGATTCGATAAATGATACTTTAATAGCTTCTAACAAGGTTCAAAACGAAAATAGTTTAGACTTTGCTTTACAGGTAATAATTAACAAAGCAGAAGATGAAAATGGACAAAAGTTATTTACCGAAGCCGATAAACCTAGTTTAAGAAGAGAAATACCCCTAGCAGTTTTATTAGAGCTTATGACTAAAATGCAAGAGTTGGGCGAGGAGGTTAGCCCTGATGCGGTAAAAAGCACAATTAGCTGAAGATCACTATTTATATTTTCAATTTTTAATTGCAGAGACTCTCGGTATAACAGTCGAATATCTGCGTCAAAATATGACCTTAGAAGAAGTTTACGGATGGAACGCATACTTTAGTATTAAAAATGAAAGAGAAAAGAAAGCATACGAAGATGCCCAAAAGAAAGCTCAATATCGTAAGGTACGCTAAACTAAGAACAATGTTTTATCTAAATTAGTGGCTGGCTCTAATTACGAAGTAAATATACAACTGAATGTTAAACGTATTAACCAGCAGTTAAATAATCTTGAGCGAAGAATAAAGAAGTTAAATGATATTGCAATGGGTCAAAAGGGTGTAGGAAAAGCAGCCCTAAAAACAGAACGAGACAAACTAGCCCTAGCGACTAAAACTTTTAGGCGAGAACAGCAGATAACAAAAGAAAAAGCAAAACAGAATAAAATTGAAAAGGATTCAGTAAAAGTAAAGAAAACACCAATACCTAGACACTCAGGTGGAGCTTTAGGACCAAGTTCTGCATTAAACGTAACTAACCAAGGAACTTTAATTCCAGGTCCAAGTACAGTTCCACAAAAGGCAGCAGGGGGAAGTGGTGTTTTATCAGGAGCATTGATAAGTGGTGCATTTCCATTGTTATTTGGACAAGGACCATTAGGTGCTGCTGCTGGTTTTACAGGTGGAATGATCGGAGGTAAGTTAGGTGGTCAAACTGGAGGATTTGCTGGAGGTTTAATAGCTACTGCTGCACTTACGCAAGTTCAACAAATAATTGATGGAGTAGCAGCAGTAGGCCAAGCATTTAGTGAGACAAGTTTAGATATAAACCAAGTTACTAAAAGTTTAGGTTTAGTAGGTACACCCTCTGCTAAATACTTACAGCTACTTGAAAAAACACAAGGAAAACAAGCTGCATATAATGAATCTGTAAAAAGATTAAGCAGAATAGTTGGCGATGAAGGTGTAAAAAATTTACAAGAGTTTGGGGATGCTTCTAGGCAGTTTGCTAATGATATGAGCATTTTAATGACTAGACTTGGTGCTGCATTTGCTGGTTTTGCAAACAAAGTATCCAATGAGGGATTACTTGGTTTAGGGGGTATATCCAAATTTACTAAACCATTTGAAAGGTCAAATTTACTTAACAGAGCAGCATTAAGTAAAGATGAGAATATGCAAAGTTTGATTGCACAAAGAGATGCAATGCTCGGTGGTGCAACAGGTGGATCAGCAGGAAAGATTAAACGAACCGCAGCATTTAAAGAATTAGAAGAAAAAATAATAAAGCAGCAAAAACTAAATGAAGAACTTAACAAGGAATCTGATATTAATGAAGCAAATAAACTTAGGTTTCAAAATATGACTAAGAGCATATCGGAAAGAACTAAGTTTTTAGAAAACTCTCTTTCTTTAGGCACAGCAGAGGCACAGATACAGCAAGAGGTTAATAGAATTGCAGAGGCTTCAAAGAAAACAGGTAAAGAAATAAGTGATATAAAGAAAGCTCAGATAGCGGATGAATTAAGATTACAAAACAAATTAGAGAAAACACTAAGCCTATATAAGAGCATTGGAACTACTATAGAAACTGGATTAGTAGATGCTATTGAAGGTGCGATAAATGGAACTAAAACTCTTGGAGATGTTGCTCGTAGCGTATTTACACAGATTCAAAGATCACTTATTCAGTTTGGTGTCAATTCTCTTCTTGGTAGTATTCCTGGTTTTGGAAAGTTTTTTGGTGGAGGAAAAGCAAGTGGAGGTCCAGTAAAAGCAGGGGGCAGTTATATCGTAGGAGAACGTGGACCAGAAATGTTCAGTCCAGGAGTTTCTGGAACAATTACACCTAATCATGCTATTGGCGGTTCAACTAATGTTGTTGTTAACGTAGATGCTTCTGGTTCTTCTGTTGAAGGAGATGAAGCACAAGGTAGGCAATTAGGACAAATGTTATCAGCAGCGATAGAATCAGAATTAATTAAACAGAAAAGACCTGGAGGTTTATTAACATAATGGCTACTTTTCCTTCTATAAATCCTTCATATAATGCTAATAAAACAACTTTTTCACAAATAAATACTACTCAGTTTAATGATGGCTACCAGCATAGAATTAAGTTTGGGTTGAATACAAGACCTTATGTTTGGGCTTTGACTTTTGATGTCAGCGAAAGCGATTCTGATACGATAGAAACTTTCCTTGAAGCGAGGTCAGATGATGGTGCTTCTTTCGATTGGCAACCTCCTGGTAGTGCTGTTGCTTATAAATGGATATGCCTTCAATGGACAAAGAGAATACCTTTTTTAAATAGGGCTAGTTTAAATATGACGTTCCAACAAGTATTTGAACCTTAATGGCTATACCTGTATCAGAATTACAAAAAATAAATCCTAGTAATATTGTTGAACTTTTTCAACTTGAATTAATTACTGCTATTCATGGATCTAATACAAAGTATTATTTTCATAATGGTGTAAGTGAAAATAATAATAGCAATGTTATTTTTGATAATATTGAATATACAAGGATGCCGATAGAAGCTGATGGCTTTGAATTTAATGGTAGACAAACTCCCAGACCACGATTAAGAATATCTAATATATTAGGAACTTTCACAACAATATTACTTACACTTCCTCAAGGATTAGAAGGTGCAAAAGTTACGAGGATAAGAACTCTAGAAAGATATATAGATCATATAAATTTTGATGTTGGAGATATTTTATTGGAAACTGACAGTTACTTATTACAAGAAAACGATAGTTTTATAAGTCAAGAATCTGGCGATAATCCACATGGAACACCTGATTCTACTGCTACTTTTGATGAACAAATTTTTATAATTGATCGAAAATCTACAGAAAATAGAGATATTATTGAATTTGAATTAGCTGCTACCTATGATATAGCTGGTGTTAGACTACCAAAAAGACAAGTATTACCAGCAGATTTCCCTGGAATTGGTACGTTTTTCTCATAATGTGGCAAGATGATGCACTAGAACACGCAGTACAAGAAGATCCAAGAGAGTCTTGTGGTCTTTTGATAATAAAAAAAGGGAAAGAAGTTTATTTTCCCTGTAAAAATTTAGCTTTTGAACCAACAGATCAATTTATTATTGATGCAAATTGTTGGGTAGAAGCAGAAGATCAAGGAGAAATAGTCGCTGTTGTCCATAGTCACCCTGTTACAAGTCCTAATCCAAGTGAAGCAGATAGAGTAGCGTGTGAAAAATCAGATTTAAAATGGTGGATTGTCCAACCTAATTTAAAACAATGGGGATATTGCGAACCTTGTGGTTATAAAGCTCCTATAATTGGCAGGAAATGGGTTTGGGGTGTTACTGATTGTTGGAGTTTATGTAGAGATTGGTATAAAGAAGAACTAGGAATAGAACTTATAGATTGGATCAGACCAAAATCATCAGAAGAATTTATAAAAAATCCAATGTTTGCCGATTGTTTTGCAAAAACAGGATTTAGAGAATTGTTGCCAGAAGAAGATTTAAGGTATGGAGATTTATTATTAATGTCAATAGGTAGTAGCGGATTAAATCATATTGGTGTTTACTTAGGACAACAGACAGTTTTACATCATTTACAAAATAGGTTATCAAGTCGTGATCTATTAGATGAATGGCTGTTAAAATGTATAGGTAAAAGGATTCGTTATGCTGCGTAAAATTAAGCTATACGGAGAACTCGCAAAGTTTCTAGGTCAAAAAACTTTTGAAGCTGAAGTACATAATGCTGCACAAGCAATAAGATTTTTAGTGGTTAACTTTCCACAACTAGAAAGACACATGGCAGACAGATATTACAAAGTAAGTGTAGGAACTTGGGAGTTAACACAAGAAGAATTAGTTTATCCCAATGGACAAGAAGATATAAAAATTATCCCAGTAGTAGGAGGTGCTGGAGGAAGTTTTGGTAAGATTCTTTTAGGTGCTGCTTTAATTGGACTAGGAATGGGTGCTTTTGGTGCTTTTGCTGGCAAAGCTGTAGCTTTTGGTAAAGGTGCTGGAGGTTTTGCAGCAGCTGGAATGGGTGCAAAGGCTTCATTTGCAATAGGTGGTGCTTTAGTTCTTGGTGGTATTAGCCAGATGTTAACTCCTGTTCCTACTATCTCAGAAATGGAACAAGATCCTAAATTGTCTTTTAATTTTAGTGGCATACAAAATACAAGTCGTGCTGGTGTAGCTGTTCCTGTTATTTATGGCGAAGTACTAACTGGATCTGTGGTGGTGTCGGCTGGTATTGAAAATGCACAGGTGGAAGTATGAGTAAAGTTATAGGCTCTGGCGGTGGTGGTGGAAAAGGAATGGGAGGAGGAGGTGGTACTCCTACCGAAGCTAAAGATAATTTAGATTCTAAACAGTTTGCTAAAGTATTAGATTTAATTGGAGAAGGAGAGATAGAAGGATTAGTAAATGGTGCAAAATCTATTTTTCTTAATAACACACCACTACAAGCTGCTGATGGTACTTTTAATTTTAAAGATGTAACTTTTGAAGCTAGAACTGGTACTTCTAGTCAAACTAATATTCCAATTACAAAAAACGTAGAAACTACAAAACTTACAGGATCTTCTACAGTTCCACAGGCAACACCTAAAGTCATTCAGATAACAGATTCTACTGTTGACGCAGTTTCATTAACTATTACTGTTCCAGCTTTACAATCTTTAAGTGATAAGGGAGATATTTTTGGTACAGAAGTTCAATTTCAAATAGCTGTTCAATATAGTGGTGGTTCTTATCAAATTCTTGTTCAAGGTAATAAAGGAACTATCACAGGTAGAACTCCTGATGTTTACCAAAGAGATTATTTAATAAATTTAGATGGTGCTTTTCCTGTCAATATTAAAGTTACAAGAATTACTGCTGATAGTGCTTCTGCTAAATTAGCTAATGAAATTCAATTTAACAGTTATGTAGAAATTAAATATGACCAAAGAACTTATGCGAATAGTGCATTAGTAGGATTAAAAGTTGATGCAGAACAGTTTTCAGCTATTCCAACAAGAAAATATTTAGTAAAAGGCATAAAAGTAAAAATTCCTCATAACGCTACTGTTAATTCTGATGGCAGCTTATCTTACACAGGAGTGTTTAATGGAACGCTTGGTGCTGCTCAATATACAAATGATCCTGCTTGGTGTTTATATGACCTTCTAACCTCTTCCAGATACGGATTAGGAGATCATTTACAAGAGTCTGGTTTAGATAAGTTTAGTTTTTATGCAGCGTCGGTTTATTGTTCTGCACAGGTAGATGATGGTACTGGTGCTGGTACAACAGAACCTAGATTTAGTTGTAATGTAGCGATCCAAAATCAACAGGAGGCTTATAACGTAATAAATCAGATGTGTTCTGTTTTTAGGGCTATGCCATATTACGAAACTGGTAGTTTGACTATTACACAGGATTCACCAAAAGATTCTAGTTATTTGTTTACTTTAGGTAATGTAATGCCGCCAGGTTTTACTTACCAAAATACATCTCAAAGAACTAGACCTACAGTCGTAGTTGCTAAATATATGGATTTAGAACTTAGAGATATTAATTATGAGGAAGTTATAGATACTGCAAACCAAGCTAGATATGGAAGTGTTGTAAAAAATATAAATGCTTTTGCCTGTACGAGTAGGGGGCAAGCGAATCGTTTGGCAAAATGGTTGCTCTACATGGAAAATGTGGAAAGAGAAGTGGTGACATTTGCTACTTCAATAGATGCAGGAGTTATTGTCAGACCTGGGCAAATTATAGAGATAGCTGATCCTGTAAGATCAGGAGAACGTAGAGGTGGTCGCATAAGTGCTGCGACAACTACTGCCATAACTGTAGATGATGTAACAGGACTTACGTTTTCCACTGGTGCGACTTTATCCGTTGTTCTTTCTGATGGTTCAGTAGAAAATAAGCCTGTAAGCGGTATATCAGGAGATGTTATAACAGTATCAAGTGCTTTTACTTCTGCTCCTAATATCAATAGTGTTTGGATTTATCAAACAACAGACATACTCACATCTACCTGGAGAGTTTTAACTATTAGCGAAGAGAACAGAACTAATAATGTTATTACAGCAAGTCAATATAATTCTGGAAAATATAATCATATTGAAAGTGGAATTGCTCTTACAAAAAGAGATATTACAAATTTAGACGTCCCACCTGCTTCTCCCACTGGTATTACAGCCGAAGAAATTATTTATGAAAATACTGGTATTGCAAGAGTAAAAATTATTGTAAGTTGGACTACTTCTACTGATAATGTTTATGTCAGATGGAGATATGAACAAGGTAATTATGTATCTCGTACTGTTGAAGGTGCTAAAAGTTATGAAATACAAGATACGATTGCTGGTAATTACACGATTGAAGTTTATAGCGTTAGTGCTTCTGGTTTAAGATCAACACTTCCCAACTCATTAAATCCTTTTGTAGCAGCAGGAAAAACTGCATTGCCAACTAACGTAAGTGGTGTCAGTTTGTTACCTATAGATGAATCAAGTGCAATCTTAAGTTGGAATCGTGCCACAGAACTTGATGTGTTGTTAGGAGGAAAAACTTTAATAAGGCACTCTAGCAAAACAACCGCAGCACAATGGAAAGATGCACAGGAAATTGTTGTTGCAGCAGCAGGAAATCAAACACAAAAAATCGTTCCATTATTAGAAGGAACTTATCTTATAAAATTTGAAGATGATGGAGGTAGACAATCTCCTGCTCCTGGTTCTAATGATTCAGATTGGAATAACACAAGAGTTGAAACTACTCTCCCTGCTCCTTCTGAAAGACTTGTTGTTGGAAGTATTGATGAACATACACCAAACTTTACAGGATCAAAAACTAATACTATATATGATGCCTCACTTGATGCTTTAAAACTTACAGTTTCTAGTAATGCAACATCAACATCTGGAGAATATATTTTTGCTAATTCTGTAGATTTAACGGAAAAATATGATGTTAATTTAAGAAAAACATTAACGGCAAGTAATTTTATTCTTAATAGTTTATGGGATTCTAGAACTGATTTAATAGATACTTGGGGTTATATTGATGCCGTTGGTGGATTAACAGAAGCTACAGCTTGTAATGCTGCTGTTTATGTAAGGTCAACTAATGACAATCCATCTGGATCTCCTACTTGGAGTGCCTATAAAGAATTTAGCAATGTATTAATAACTGGAAGAGCCTTTCAATTTAAGGCAATATTAACAAGTAGTGACACTAACCAAAATATAGCTGTAAGTCATTTAGGAGCTACACTAGAATTACAAGGAAGAACAGAATCTATTTCAACTCCAGTTACTACTGGATCATCACAATATACTGTATCTTTCACAAATCCATTTAAACAAACACCACAAGTAGTAGTGACTCCAACAACTCAACAATCGGGTGATTTCTTTGAACTTGCTAATATAAGTAGGACAGGATTTCAAGTCACATTTAAAAATGGAAGTTCAGCAGTTGCAAGGTCATTTGTATGGGCTGCATCAGGTTTTGGAAAAGAGGTTAGTTAAATGAGTAATGGACATGATTTTGATATAGGAAATGCGGTAGGAGCAACTTTTAGATCAGATTTGAATACTTGTCTTGGTGATATTCAATCATCTAATAGTGGGTCTTCTGCTCCTTCTACTACTGTTGCTTATAAAATCTGGGCTGATACTGCTAATAATTTATTAAAAATAAGAAATTCTGCAAATAATGGTTGGTTAACATTAGGAGATTTAACAGATGCTACTAATTTAGGGTTAGCAACTAAGGCATCCCCAACATTTTCTGGAACTGTAACTTCTGGTGGTGATATTGTTATGTCTGGTACTGGATCTTTGCAGTTGCCATCAGGAACTACTGCTCAACGACCAACCCCTGCTACGGCTGATATAAGATTCAATACTACCCTTGCACAATTTGAAGGATATAACGGAACTGCGTGGGGAGAACTTGCTGATGGAGTACCAACAGGTTCAGTATATACCTTTGCTACCACTAGCGTTCCTTCGGGTTATTTAGAATGTAATGGTGCTGCTGTCAGTAGGTCAACTTACTCGAATTTGTTTGGGATTATTTCAACAACATGGGGTGCAGGTGATGGCTCTTCTACATTTAATTTGCCTGATCTTCGAGGACAATTTGTGAGAGGTTGGGATAATAGTGCTGGTGTTGATAGTGGAAGATCATTTGCTTCTAGCCAATCAGATCAAAACAAATCTCACAATCACTCAGTAACAGATCCAGGTCATAATCATACTATTGGTAATTATGGAGGTAGTTTTGGGGGAGGATCTGGAGCTACTGTATTTAGAAGTGATGTTTCTGGAACAAATAGCACAATAATTCAAGATGCAACAACAGGGATTTCAATAGCAAATGATGGTGGAACGGAAGTTCGTGTAAAAAACAAAGCTCTTATGTATGTTATTAAATTTTAAATTATGACAAACCGCAAAATATCAGATTTTACAGCTTTAACTGCACCAGCAAGTACAGATACGCTGCCAATAATTGACCAAAGTGAAACTGGAACCGAAAAGAATAAAAAAATTACTTATGCAAATTTATTAAGTAAAGCACCAGATGGATCTGCTTCTGCTCCATCATTTAGTTTTAATTCCGATCCAAATACAGGAATTAGTGGAGGATCAGATACATTAACTTTTAGTACAGGAGGTTCTGGTCGTTTAACAATTAGCTCTACTGGTTTAGTAACGATTCCAGGAGATTTGACTGTTTCTGGAACGACAACAACAATAGATACAACAAATTTAGATATAGAAGATAAAAATATAACTCTTGGAAAAGTTTCTAGTCCATCTGACACAACTGCTGATGGAGGTGGATTTACTCTTAAAGGAGCATCAGATAAGACATTTAACTGGGTAGATTCAACAGATTCTTGGACAAGTTCTGAACATATTGATCTTGCTTCTGGAAAAGTATTAAAGGTAGCTGGTACTGAAGTTCTTTCTGCTACTAATTTCACAGGAACATCTGCTATTGCTACTAATGTAACTGTTGCTGATGAGTCATCTGACACTACTTGCAATGTTCTGTTTACAACTGCTGCGACAGGCAACTTACCACCAAAGACAGGAACAAATCTTACTTTTAACTCATCTACTGGAGCTTTAAGTTCTGGTAATATAACAGTTACATCTGCTTTTCCAAAAATATCTCTTACTGACTCAGACCATAATTCTGATTACACTATTCAAAATGCTAATGGAGATTGGAGAATATTAGATGAAACAAATAATGTTACAAGATTCACTATTGCAGCTAATGGAACAGGAAATTTTGCTGGCAACTTAGACGTTGGTGCAGGCGTTGATGTTACAGGAACTATAACATCTACAGATAATATTGAAATTGACAATGCAAAAGCAATTAGATTATACGAAGCAGATTCTAATGGTTCTGCTTATGTAGGAATTAAAGGAGCAACTGATAAAGGTAGTGAAGCTAGTTATACTGTTTCATTACCAGCAGCAGCCCCTACAGCGAACCAAATATTAAAAGCTAATGCCTCAACTCCAACTGATCTAGAGTGGGCAACAGATTCGGGTGGTATTCCAGATACAGGTGGAACATTTACAGGAAAAGTAATTCATAATTACACATCATCTATCAGAGTTCCTGTTGGTACTACAGGACAAAGAGATGGTTCTCCTGCTAATGGAGATTTTAGATATAACTCAACTACTGGTAAATTTGAAGGTTATCAAAGTGGTTCTTGGGGTGAGATTGGAGGAGGTACAACAGGAACAGCAGATTTATTAGCTATAGCCTCATCTTCTGGAACAGGTGGTGGGTCTGCAACATTTAATGGATCTGCTTATAGATTCAAGCTAGTTACCAAAGGAACAAGTACAGCAGTAACTCCAGCCAATGCAGAAATTTTAAGGGTATCTATCAATGGTGTTATGCAACAACCCAATGATGGAACTGGGCAGGGAGATATGACAGATGGATATGTTGTAAGCGGTACAGATATTATTTTTGATTCTGCTCCTCCTAGTGGTGCTACATATTTCATTGTCAATATGGGAGCTACGATTGCGATTGGAACTCCTGGTGACAACACAGTAACAAGTGCAAAGATAGTTGATGGAACTATTGTTGGGACGGATTTAGCTACTAATGTTGATCTTGTTGATAACCAAAAGATTAGATTTGGAACAGGGAATGATCTAGAAATTTATCATGATGGTGGCGGGTCCGTTATTAAAGACTCTGGTACTGGAGATTTAAGAATAGGAGGTGATGCCGACTTATATATAATGGACGCAGCTTTAAGTGAAATTAAAGCTAAATTTACTTCAGACGGAGCAGTAGAGCTATATTACGACAGCAATAAAAAGGCAGAAACAGTATCGGGTGGGTTTACTATCACAGGAACTTGCACAGCAACAGCTTATGCTGGAGATGGATCGGGTCTTACAGGAGTTTCATCACAAGTTGCTGATGGTTGCGTAACAGAAAACTCGCTAACAATTTCAAATAATTATACTATGACTACAAACAAGTCAGGAGTTAGTGCAGGGGATATAATAATAGCAAGTGGAGTAACAGTTACCATTCCGTCAGGTTCACGCTATGTTATTGTCTAGGGGGTAAAATTATGGCTTTAAACATTAATGGTACTACTGGTATTTCTGGAGTTGATGGATCAGCTTCCGTACCAGCATTACAGGGAACAGATAGTAATACAGGAATAAATTTTGCATCTGATACTGTTAATATCAATACAGGTGGTTCGACT